TTGATAGGATAACTCGGTTAGGTTTGAAAAAAGAAATTCCTACAGAAGTATCAGTAATTCATCAGTGGCACTCTAAGGTGGAGCATTTTCATGAAGGTAATTATCCTAAGAGAATAAAGCTGAACATGAATATTTATCGTTTGTTTACTTGTAACGAAACCAATATTTACAAAGAAAATAGTTATGCCCAGAAAATTTAATACGGTAGTTCTTGCTTTAAGAAGCGGTGGAGATTTTAGTATTAAAGATGTGGAATTGATAGTAGATCATCTTCATTTTTATTATCGTGGTTTTCTTCCTTTACGAATAATATGTATGTGGGATCATGTGAGAGATACTATTTCTTTGAGAGAATATACAATTTATAGCACTCCTTACAAAAGTTGGAAAGGGTGGTGGACTAAAATGAATTTGTTTAGTCCAGAAATGAAACAGTTCCGTCCATTTTTATATCTTGATTTAGATACAGCGGTTGTAGGGGATGTTTCCTATTTGTTTTCTTTGGTGGACAAAGATTTTGTGGCTTTGAACGATTTTTTGAATCTGTCAAAAATGGCTTCGGGAGTAATGTGGATTCCAGAGGAAAGTTCTGTTTTGGACAATTTGTGGAGGGGGTGGATTAAGGATGCCGAAAATTATATAAAAAGGTTTAGAGGTGATCAGGATTTTCTTCGTACCTTTATATCATCTAAAATAGTTCTTTGGCAATCTGTAACGAATAAAATTTGCAGTTTTAAGATACATGAAAGAAAAAAGGAGTGGTTACAAAAAATTCCTTTTGGTTGTATTTTAATTTGCTTTCATGGACATCCCCGTATATTTCAAGCAAATTCTGTGAAATGGGTGGAAGAGTATATTAAGAGGGAAGATCAAGTTAGGTCTAAAGTTACGATAGTTATTCCTTACAAGGAAGATCGGGGATGGTTAAGGGAAGCGGTTAATAGTGTACCGGGGTGGGTTCAACTGCTCGTAAGTCAGGGAGAAGGATCATGGCCTCAAAATTTCAATAAGACTTTACCTTTTGTTACGGGAGATTATGTAAAATTCTTACACGAAGATGATATGTTGACTGAAAATTCCATAGAAGATTCTGTAAGGGCTATTGAAGAGCAAGGAGTGGATTTTATTCACGGTAGTTCCTATTCTTTATTTATGGATGGTTCTCCTATGACTGTGTATCAACCTCCAGAGCAAATAACCTTTGAAGATTTATTAATATGCAATCCACTTCACGGGGGTACTTTAATGTTTAAGAAGGAAATATTTGATAAATTGGGAGGATTTGATGAAACTTTAAGTCATGCTGAAGAATATGATTTTGTTTTAAGATGTTGGAGAGCTGGATTTAAGTTAGGCTATTGTAATAGCATTCTTTATTTTTATCGTAAACATGACAAACAAAAATCAAAGGATGTGGAAGAGGTTTTAAAAGTTAGTTCTGAAGTTTCTAAAAGACATGCAGATTGTTGATAAAACATATAGTCCTATATTTGTAACTGGAATAGAAAGATCAGGTAATAGTATTGTTGCCCGAATATTATCGTTATGTGGAGCTTTTACTGGTAAGACTACTATTATGAGTGAAAATTTGAAACTCAAGAATTTAGTAGATTTCTTTTACAAATCTCAAGGTTACGATGTCAGGGGACAATATCCTTTACCTAATTTAAACAATCTATCCATTCCATTTATTTGGAAAGATAAGGTGTTAGAGATTCTGAATAGGGAAGAATATGATCCCTCTAAATTATGGATGTATAAAAGTAGCCGACTTTCTCAAATATGGCCTGTTTGGAATTATTCCTTTCCAGATGCTAAATGGTTAATTGTTCGTAGAAGGTCAGCTGACGTAGTTTACAGTTGTATGAATACTGATTTTATGGATGCTTATTCTGATAAAACGATTCAACAATTGATTGGAGTAGAAGGGGAAAGAGAGGGGTGGTTGTGGTGGATTCATCAGCACGAAGATCGTTTTGTGGAGATGATCCAGGCAGGATTAAATACCAAAATTATTTGGCCAGAAAGATTATTGAATGGTGATTATCGTCAGATTTACGATATGTTGGAATGGGTAGGATTAAAATGGAAAGATGATATTATTCCTTTATTGAACGAAACTTTAATAAAGTCAAGAGATGGCAAGAGTAGTAGCAGCTGATGTTCAAGCCATTTTGGAAACAACTTTGGCTGAAGCAGTAATAACTCCATATATTACCAGCGCAAACGCAATGGTGGATGAAGTTATGGGAACGGAGGAAACCAGTGATATTCTGAAGGAAATAGAACGGTGGCTTGCAGCTCATATGATTGTAATAACCAAGAAGAGACAGGCTATTAAGGAAGAGGCAGGAGGGGCTGCTATAACATATACGGGTAAGTATGGATTAGGGTTAGAGTCCACTTCTTATGGTCAAATGGTTTTATCTTTGGATACTTCTGGGGCTTTTGCTTCTTTGTCTTTGAAGAGTGTTCATTTTCATACTTTTCCGCAAGAATCTGATACAGATGATTAATTATGAGTATTACTACTTTCATAGAAAAAGTTTGTGTACAAACAGCTGTATATTGGGGAAATCCTCAAGATGATGGATACGGTAAATACACTTTTGATGCTGCAGTAGAAATAGATTGTCGTTGGGAGGGAAAGGTAGCAGTGGTGTTAGATCGTATGGGAAAAGAAGTAATGACGGATGCCCAGGTAATGGTAACTCAAGATTTAGATATTGGAGGATTTTTATATTTAGGTTCTTTGGATGATTTGAGTAGTGAACCTGATCCTTACGAAGTAGAGGATGCTTATGAAATAATGGCTTTTGAAAAGATACCATTGTTTTGTTCTACCGATGAATTTGTTAGAAAAGCTTTTTTAAATGAAGGGAATTTGAAATAATGGCTCGACCGGGATTTAATTTGACTGGAATGGATATAGTCCTCAAAAATTTTACGGCCAAGACTACAGGAATGAAAATTAAGGCTTTAAGAGGTATGGTAAAGGGGGCTGCAAAAGTTCGTAGGGATATGGACAAATCCAGTCCTAAAATTCCGGTGGATGTAGGTAATTTAAGAGCAAGTTGGTTTATTTCTACTGTTTTGGGTATTCAAAGTGGTGAAGGAGGTGCTGTTTTTACAGAAATGAAAAATGGTAAGAGAGCAAGAAGAGAAGGTTTTGCTTTAGAAATGGCAATGGAACACGCCAGTGTAACATCAAGGGCTGTGTCCATAGTAAAATCAGCAACAAATATGACTTTGATAATGGGGTTTTCTGCTAATTACGCTATTTGGGTTCACGAAATGGGGGTCACGGTTAGAAAGGGGATGAATATAAATTGGACCAGACCAGGTTCTGGGGCTTGGTTTTTTCGGTATCATATCAATAATAATATAAACAATATTCGTCAATATATAGTAAATGAAATGAAAATAAAATGAATTCAGTTTGTGAAGATATTAAGGATATATTATTGGCTGATTCTGATTTAGGATTACAATTTGGAGTAAATTTATTTATAGCCAGAGAACCAGCCAAACCTTCTACTTTTCCTTGCATTTCTCTTTACGATGTTCCGGGGTATGATCCTCAACTAACTTTTACCAAAGGTGAAAATTATTTTAGAGATAGTTTTCAAGTAAGAGTTAAAAGTGATGATTATACTACTGGATATGCTAAAGCTTGTGATATAATGATTTCACTCCATGGCCGGGGGCCAGAAACATGGAATGGAACTTTATATACTGTTATCGCTTGTTCTTTAAGTCCTGCTCTTTTGGGATGGGATGATAACAATCGTGTTATTTTTATTACTAATTTTAATGTTCAACGTAGATGATCTAAAAAAGGAGGTTAAACTATGGCAAGCAATGCTATTTCCTCTGTGGGTGTCAAGTTTTATCGTTGGTCATCTTCTTCTGAATGGGAGGCTATAGCTGAAATTTCAGGAGTGGAGGGGCCAAATAATACAAGAGAAACCATAGACGTAACTACTTTGGATTCATTGGATGGATACCGTGAGTTTATCGGGAGTTTTAGGGATGGTGGGAATGTAAACCTTACTATGAACTTTACTCGTATTACTTATGCGTTATTCCATACAGATTTTGAATCTGATGTACATGGCAATTACAAAGTGGTACTATCCGATACTGTTGCTACTACTTTGGAATTTGAAGGATTGGTTACGGAATGTCCTCTGGCTGCTTCAGTAGGCAATCAAGTAACAAGCAATGTAGTTATCAAAATAACGAGCAAACCGTTGTTGTATGATAACTCTTCAGATGCTTATTATATTTAATTGAATGTAATCCTAATCAGGGATTTCTTTTTAATAATAAATCTAATCAAAATGGTAAAGTATTTAAAGTACAAAAGGCAAGGGGAAAAGGAACAATCATTTCCTATTAGAATTTCCTATTATGTTCTTCGTAAATTGAAGGAACAAGGTAAATCTTTATTGGAAGATACCGGAGAAAATTATGATATTCAGGAACTTATGTTTTTTCTTAGTTGTGAATCAGGAGCTAAAGCGGAGGGTAAGAGTGTGATTTTTACTCAGGAGGAAGTGCCTGATGTTTTGGATTATGATGACAATTATTTTAAGTTTATAGAAATAATGTCTGAATTCTTTAATAATAAGATTCCGGATATATCAGGAATAAATCCTCCTGCCGGTATGAGGAGGAAAGAGGAGGAAAAAAAGTAACATTAATAGAAATAGTAGAACAAATAAAGTATGATGAACTTGTTGGAATTGCTATTTCTAAATTTGGATTAAGTGCAGATGAGTTTTATGATTTGTGTCCAATAGAATTTCGATATGCTTTATTACACTATAATAAAGGAGAAGAAACACATATAAAATTGTTATATACAGTAGCCCGTTATTTGGCTACTCATATTTGGAATAGTGCTGGACGTTCTCTACAAGGTAAAAGAATAATTACTCCTGAAGAAGTTAATACTTTTTCATGGGAAAAAGAAGTTTCTAATATTGACAAGATGAAAGTTCAATTAATGAATATTGCAGTAGCTTATAGAGACAAACCTGTTAAAGAACGAAAAAGATGACGTACCAAGGCGATGCCGGGTTTTTAGGTATTCTCCATGCCAAGATGGAGATAGACGTTACTCAACTTGATGCTACTAAAGCTCAGATATTAGCGTGGGAAAAATCTACTACCAGAAAGTTAAATACGGTTGCTCAAAGAATCCGTACTTTTGGTTATTTGAGTACGGCAGTAGTTACTGTTCCTATGATTGCTGCGGGAAAGGCTATGGTTAAAATGGCATCGGATTATGAATATTCGATGCAAAAAATAGTTGGGTTGGCAGGTACGGCTCAAAGTGAAATAAATCAACTTTCCAGAGGAATAATGGCTCTTGCTCCAATAGTTGGTAGGGGGCCAAGAGAATTGGCAGAAGCCCTTTATTATATTCGATCTTCTGGTATAAGGGACATCGCTCAATCTATGGATGTTTTGACTTTGGCGTCAAAAGCATCCGCAGCAGGTATGGGAGAAACTCAGCAAATTGCACGTTTATTGACTTCCGCTTTAAATGCTTATCGAGGTACTGGTTTGACTGCTGCCTATGCTACGGACGTTTTAACAGCTGGAGTTAGGGAAGGAACAGGAGAGGCTAAAGATTTTGCTAATGCTTTAGGTAAGGTTATTCCTATTGCCGCAAATTTACAAGTTCCTTTTGATCAGGTGGTCGGAGCTATGTCTGCTATTACTTTGACTGGTTCCAGTGCTGCCAATGCTGCCGTGTATTTAAAAGGGATGTTTAACAATTTAATGAAGGAAACGGAGAAAGGGGCGAAATTTTTATCAGATGCTTCCTATGCTTTGAACAAAATGAATTTGAGTTATGAAGATTTAAGGAAGATTTTGAAGGAAGAAGGGGTAATGGGATTGATGGAGAAACTGCGTTTGTTAACAGATGCTTATGGGGAAACTTTGGTAGCAAAAGTTTTTCCCAATATTCGATCAATGACCGGTGCTCTTTCTTTAATGGGAAAGAATTATGAGTACAATTCTGAATTGATGCAAAGGGTAACCAAAGCCACTGGTTCTTTGGCAGTGGCTTTAGCATCCGTTTCTACTACTATAAAAATGAGGTATGATAAAGCTATGTCAAAAATAGCTATATCTCAGATATTATTTGGTAAAACAATAGCAGAGGGTCTTTTACCAATCTTGGAATGGTTTGCCCGTAAATTAGAAAAGGTTGCTCATTGGTTTGATTCTTTAACAGAAAGTCAAAAGAGAAACAAATTAATGTGGTTGGCAATAATAGCCTTGATGGGGCCAGTGTCTTTGTATTTTTCTACTTTGATTTATACTATTTCTGGTTTGGCTACGGTAGTCTGTAGGTTAGCAGCAGTATTGGCTGGGCCACTTATAAAGAGTTTGACCAGTTTAGTTACTTTTGTAAAGGCTTCTCTTGCTACTTCTTTAGGATTGGCAGGGGCTATTGGAATTGTAGTAGTTGCTTTGGCGGGTTTAGCTTACAGTATCTATCGAATTGTTCAATCTCAAAAACAATTAAATCAAGTAGATTCAGAAAGAGTTAGGATAGATAAAATCATGTCTAATGCAGAAGGTCAAGTAGCAAGACAGTACGCAGAAGAACAGGCTCAATTAGAAGTTTTAACCAAGACATTGTCTGATTCTAATACTCCTTTAGAAGTTAAACAACAATTAGTTAGGGAATTCAATAGTAGATTTGGAGAATATCTTTCCAATCTTTTAACTGATAAAAGTACCCAAGAGGATATTAAAAAAGCGTATGATGAGGTAAATTCCAGTTTAATTGAGAGAATAGATTTAGAATCCAAATTAGCAGTAGCAGGAGCATTAGGGGAAGAACGAGCCAGTGTAATAATGAGACAATTAGACCTCATTCGGAAACGTGCAGAAAAGATGAGGGAAATGGATCAATTACAAAAGGAAATTGATGTAACACCTATTGGTGGGGTGGGTTCTAAATGGGGTGGAGTAGGATTGGATAAGGCTTCTCAATTAAAAAGAGATTTATACGCAGCTAATTTTAATGTAAAAGAATATAATACTGCTTTAGCTGGTACTCGTGAAGAACTTCTTTTAATAGATGAAAAGATTAAATCCATCCAAGAACTTCCTGGAGTGGGTACTTTGTTATTTAAAAAAGACAAAGGGCCAGGAGGAGGAACGGGAACAGCTTTATCTTATTATCAGGAGTTGACCAAAGCAATAGAGGAGGATACAAAAGCACTTCAGAATCTATCCGAAACAGAAGCTAATAGTGCAGAAGCAGCAAGATTAAGAAAATCTA